TGAAACAACCAAAGACCAACAAACCCAGCACGGCGGCAGCCGATATTTCCACAGTGGGTGGCAGCAGGGCACCTATTGTTTCGGCTCCAGCCCCTACCAAATCCAAGCGCAAAATTCACTACAAAGAGTTCATTGCGGGCAAGGGCTTTAACCGCACTTTCCTGGCTGGGTTCAGAATGTTCCTCAATGGGACACTTTACCTCACTGCGGAGGAATGGGAAAAGACCCTGCAGCAATACCAGAACCGATAACTTGTAAAGGAGGTAACAACAATATGGCTTCTGTAACCAAAGGCGTGTATTTCAATGGCAAACTGATTACGCTGCCTGGTGCCTATTCGTCTGTTGAGTCCACGATGACTGCAACCCGGACTGGCGCTGGGGCCAAAGTCGTGGCCCTCCTGGGTGAGTGTACTGGCGGTGAGCCTGGTGCCCTCCAGCTTTTCTCTGAGCCCAACGTGGCCAAGAAGGTGCTGAAGAGTGGTGACCTGCTGAAGGCGGCCCAGAAGGCATGGAACCCAGTCAGTGCTACCAAGGACGGCGTGGCGCTGGGGGGCGCTTACACCATCGCTTGTATCCGCACCAACCAGGCCACCAAGGGTGTCTCCAAGATTGAGGTGCCATCCGATGTCTCGGCCTCTGTGAGTGAGCTGGTGCCCACCATGGACGCTGCTAGTGTAGGCAACGCCACCCTGAGCGGCACCTACATCGGCACCGAGGACAAGGAGATTGAGGTGGTTGTCACCCGTGACAGCATCGACCCTGCTGGGGCCGCTTTCAAGTGGCGCTACAAGGGTGATGTGGACTTCCAGAACACTGACACCACCATCGTGGCTGCTGCCCCCAACGAGCTGACCGGCACAGGCCTGTCCATTACCTGGGACGCCATCACCCTCAAGCTCAATGATATGTGGGCCTTCACCGCCACGGCTGCCAAAGAGCAGAAGAATGTGGCCTATGCCATCCAGTCCAAGGACTGGGGCATTGATGCCAATTCTATCCAGCATAAGCTGGTTGATGGCACCGTCAAAGGCTCCAAGAAACTGGTCATCTACAATACTCAGGTGGACAGCTATGAAACCTATGACAACCTGGGTGCTTTGATGACCATCACCTATAAGGGTGAGCAGCCCTATGCGGCCCTGACCATCGAGGATGACGGCCACGGCAAGGCGGTCAAGCTCATCACCAAGATTGGTGCCAACGCTGATGAGGCCATCGTTGACCTGGATGTTGCCCTGAGCACCAAGGCTTTCCGCAACATCAAGGCTCTGGCGACCTACCTCATGGGCTTTGAAAACTATGAGGTGGCGATGTACACTGCCTACAACCCGGAGCTGAACGTGACTGACCTGGACTTCATGACGGACGTGAGCATCAAGCACACCGGGGATAAGACCTATGACCCGCTGCCCATCACCGCCGTACTGACTGACCTTCAGAAAACGGTCACAATGCAGTCCCAGCTCTGCGAGGTGATTGACGTCAACCGTGACGTAGGCATCCCGGCCAACTATGACTACACCGCCCTGACTGGTGGCTCTGAGGGCCAGTCCCCCATGAGCTGGGTCAAGTTCCTCAACACTCTGGCCGGGTACAATGTCACCTATATCGTGCCGCTGACTGATGATATGAGCATCATCGCTGAGGTGCGTGACCATGTGTACCACATGTCCTCTGACATGGGCAAGGAGCGGCGTATGTTCTGTGGCCGAGGCAACAACCTGGCTCCTGAAGCTGCCCGAACAGACGCTCTGCGGGTGTCTGGTGACCGTGTTCAGTATGTCTATCCCGGCATGTATGACCAGGACGACAACGGGGACATTCAGCTGTATCCTGCTTATATCCTGGCCGCCCAGTGCGCTGGCCGTGCGGCGTTCTTGCCTGATGGTGAGGCTATGACCCACGACCACTTCCGCATGAGCGCCATCGAGAGGGAGCTGGACCCTGACCAGATTACCATGCTGCTGAACGCTGGCGTGGTCACCTTTGAGTTCGTGATGGCTGAGGATGTCTACCAGGCTGGCTCTGTCCGCATGGTTCAGGACATCACCACCTGGACGGAAAACTCTGACCCGCTGTATGTGGAGCGTGCCATCGGCATCACCGCTGACTGCATCAACAAGGATATGCGCAGTGCGCTGGACAAGCTGCTGGTTGGTAAGCGTACCACCAGCGCCACTCTGACGACTGCCCGCAACACTGTCCTGTCCATTCTGAAGGAGCGGGTCAAGAAGGAAATCATTGTGGCCTATAAGGATGTCAACCTGTACAAGCAGAATGGCGCCATCTGGGTGGACTACTCTGCAGCCCCTGCTGAGCCGACCAACTTTGTCTTCATCCAGTCCCATTTCTACAGCGAGGACATCAACGCCGCAGAGAACAACACCGGCACGTCCGCTATCGGCGGGAAGAACAGCCCCCTGGTCAACGGCACGCTGACTGGTGACTACGTGTAAGGGAGGGACTGACGTATGGCAAGTGAACGCAACCAAACTGTAGTCAGTGGTAACACAGTGCTCATCAAGTACAAGGGTGTTACCGTTGGCCGTGCACAGGGCCTTGATGGCCGCCGCTCTTTTGGCACTGAGGGTGTCTATGAGATTGGTTCCATCATGCCTCAGGAGCACATCCAGCTGCGCTATGAGGGCAGCTTCACCCTGGAGCGGTATCTCATCAAGGGCACTGACCTGGCCAAGGCTGGTGTCGCTGCCCTGGGCGCTGAAATCCTGGACAGGGATGAGCTGGATATTGAGGTCATTGACCGTCTGTCCAACCAGACCATCCGCTGCTATCGGGGTTGCACCATCAGTGACTACTCCGAAAACTTCAGGACTGGCGCCATCTCTGGTGAGAACACCACAGTGTACTACCTCAGCTGCGATGACGGCAACTAATCACATCTGACTATGCCCACAAGGGGTGCCCGGCTTCAAGGCTGTGGCACCCTTTCGTTATATTAAAGACCAGTCACACACAAGTAAGACTACACTCACATAATACAAGGAGGAAAACAAGATGGCAAACAACAACCCCATTGAGGAAGGCATGGACAAGATTGCCAATGCTGGCAGCCGCAGAAAAACCGTCACCAAGACGTTCTCCGTGAACGGCGTCAAAAAGACTGGTGATTTCACCATCAAGTTCCCGTCCATCATGGAGCGGGTAGGCATCGGCGTGAAGCGTGCCAAGATATTGGATGGCGCTCAGTCCCAGTCTATGGACAAATTCAGCGATGACCTGGCCTTTATGGTGGCCTACTTGGACACCGTTCTGGAGGAACGGCCCAAGTGGTTCAACTTTGAGCAGCTGGATACCGTTGCTGAGCTGAATAACCTGTTCTGGGAGGCCAGCAGCTTCATCAATTCCTTTCAAAGACAGCCTATCACTGGTGAGGATAGGGGACTTGGCCAGCCAGCCGCTGATGCGGAAACTATGGCTGGCGATGAAGACATTTAATGTTCCCATCACGCACCCATATATCCAACAGCTGACTGACTTTGACCTGGAGTTCATTTCCTGGTCTATCAGGTTTGATGACCCCAAGGTGCTTGACAAGTACAAGAATACTGTCTATGACGATGAGTTTGATGAATGGTGGAATAGCGTTATGAGCGGCGAGGACATTGACGATGATTTTGGTGTCCCCGGCGTGACGGGCAGCAGCCGTAGCCCTTCTAAACCTGCTAATGAGGAAACTATCAGCAATGGCGCTAACCACGCAGAAATCGCAAAATCTGGCCAAAATAACGACAACCCAGAGGACTGGGAAGAAGATGAGTGAAGGGGGTGACTAAATGGGTGACCAAAGCGCACGTATTCGTCTACACATTGATACAGGTCAAGCTCAAAATGACCTACGGCTGATTGACCAGCAGTTCAATGAGTTGGGGCGTGACGCTCAGCAGATAGACGTTGGTGGAGGCTCCACTGATTCTATCAAGGGCCTGATTGAATCACAAAGAAAGCTGGTTGAGTCACTCAACGGATACCTCTCACAATCAGCCAGCCAGACTGAACAGGCTGCCAAGCGCATGGAGCAAGCTGCCAAGCGTATTGAGCAGGCTATGAAGCGTAATGCTGATGAGGTCTACCAAAAGAAGCTCAAAGAGCTGGAAGCCCAGCAAAAGATGCTTCAGGCTCAACTCAACTCACCATCCGGGGGAGGCTCCCGTGGTGGAGGCTCTACTGGGGGTGGTGGTAGCTCTGGTAGTGCCGGAGGCTCTACTGGGGGTGGTGGTAGCTCTGGTGGCGCACCTTCTAATCCAAATGACCCCAATGGGCTACTTGGGCGGTTGAAAGCTCTGGGCGGCCAGCTGGGCAAGCTCACCACTGTACTGACTGTAGGCCGGGCAGTGTATGGTTATGTTTCTGAAGGTGCTCAAAAAGAAAGCACTTTCAAGTCCCAAGCCTATACTGTATTTAACCGTACAGGCATATATGGCTCTGACTTTTCTGCCGCCAGAGCCAATGCTTTTGGACTGGGCAGCCCCTATGGGTATAGTGCCAAGGACACTGTACAATTCCAAGGGCAGCTTATGTCCAGGGCTGGCTTTACGGATGAGGCCAATTTAACCCAAGACACCCGCAACCTGATGGCTGTTTCTAAAGCCTATGGCCTGGACTTGTCCAGTGTCGGTCAGGTTGCTGGACGTTATGCCCAGACGGGCACCATTCAGTCTGGTGACCAGGTGAAGTTTGCCAATATCCTGGCAACCTCTATTCGGGAAGCAAACATGACCGGGCGTGAGGCTGAACAGCTGGATGTATTGGAGCAAATCAACGGCACCCTGGAAAAGAATGCCGTTACCGTTGGGCAGAGCAGTGTGACTAACGCTCTGGGCCTCTACAATACCTTGGCTAACAGCAACGAGGCTCTGAAAGGCACCCGTGGCGCTGATGTGGTAAGCACTATGAATGAGGCTATCACAGGCGGTGGGGCCTCCATGGATGTACTCCTTGGGTGGGGTACTAAATACAAAGGTGTCGAGGGCCGCTGGGCTCTTGAAGAAGCCAAAGCAAAAGGTATCTCTGACCCGGAAAACCTGAAAACCATCATCAGCAACTTTGAGGAATTTACCGGGCAGGACATCACCAGTGCCTCTGGCAAACTCATGTTACAAAACCAGTTTGGGCTCAACCCGGACCAGGTCAATGAGATTGTCAAGAATGCAGACGCCATCCGCAATGGCACCTATGCTGATATACTGAGTGAGGCTGTTGAGGAAGGTACTGGAGCCACTGACATTGATGAGAAACTTCAGAATTACAATGATTCTGAGGTGTCCACCGAGGAACAATACAAGCTCAACAAGGAGAACGCCCAAGAAGCAGCGGGTGATGCCTTTAACACTCTTGGCGACCATACATGGCGCAGTTGGTTCAATAACCTGTCTACAGGTTGGCAATCTGCTCTTGGTATCGGGGGAGCCGCTGCTGGTGGGTATGGTGTAGCTAAAGGTGTCCAGTGGGGTGCCGGTAAAATCTTCAAGGCAGTTACTGGTCAAAGTGATGATGCAGCTGGAGCTGTTGGAGCTGCCGGTGGCGGTGGAGCTGCTGGGAGTGGCGCTGGTAGAGCAGGTGCGGGGGCTGGTGGTCTTGATGACGCTGCCAGGGCTGGTGCTGGTGGACTGGATGATGCCGTCAGAGCAGGTGCTGGAGGGTTGGATGATGCTGCCAGAGCGGCTGGTGGACTGGATGATGCCGTCCGTGGTGCTGCTGGCGGTCTTGATGACGCCGCACGTGGAGCCAGTAAGGCTGCCAGTGCATTGGGCAAGGTTGGTAAAGTCCTGGGCATTCTTGGTACTGTCGCTGAGGTATATTCTACAGCAGTAGACACCAAAGAGGCTCTGGACAAAGGTGATAGCCGCAAGGCCGCTGAGGAAGTAGGCAGTGGACTGGGAAGCCTTGGCGGTGGTGCTGCTGGTGCCTGGGGTGGTGCTGCACTTGGTACAGCTATCTTTCCTGGTATAGGTACTGCTATTGGCGGTATCATTGGTGGTATTGCTGGCGCTGTTGCTGGTGACGCTGCTGGTGGGGCTGCCGGGCGAGGTATCAATGATGCAGCTGGATGGGGTGATGGCACTGAGGGCATCACTTCAGAACAGATGGACCAGATTACAGACTACTATGACAAGGTCAAAAAACTGTATGAGGAAGAAGGCAACAATGCAGCCCAAAAGTACACCAAAAACACTGTCACCCCATACTTGAACAGCATTGGGGTATCCAGTACCATTACCGATAAATACAACTGGGACGTTGGTAAGCCTGACTTCATGAAGGACTATGAAGATGGTGTCTTTGGAGGTGCTGCTGGTAGTTACGCCATTGGCAAGGACTATGTACCCTATGACAACTTCCCTGCTGTGTTACACAAGGGTGAAGCAGTCCTCACCGCTGCTGAAGCCAAGGACTGGCGGTCAGGGGCTGGAACCTTTACCACTAATGCCGGCAACTCTCAGGATGACAACCTGTATGAATACTCCAAACTCATTGATGAGGAATCAGACCTGCTTGACCGCCGTGAAAAACTGTATGAGAAATACGCCGATGAAACAGCCGCCGTTGGTGATGTAACCTCTGATGGTAGTGTAGAGAGTAACAACCTTGCGGAGTCAAAGAGAACATCACTGCTAGAGCGCATACTGAACATCTTTGGTGTGAATACCAAAAGCGGCTTTTTGGGTGGCTTATTCGGAAATACTTTCACATCAAGTGGCGGTGGCGCTGCTGGTGCCTGGGGTGGTACAGGCCTGAGTTCTGTGGTTGATGCTGTGTTTGGTGGTAACGGGTCAGTTGACCCAAATAGCTCTTTGGCCGCTTGGACCTCCAACATGATTCATGGCCACGAGGGCAACTACAGCTCCATCAACTGGAACGATAACGGCGCAGTTAGCGTTGGTAAAATCCAGTGGCATGCTGGACGGGCCAAGTCAATACTACAGCAAATCCGGGATGCTGACCCTGCCTCCTATAACGCTATCATTCAGCAGTACGGTGCTCAATCCTTTGATGCTTCCTTAACCTCTGATGACAACTGGTCAAGCCATATTGTCCAAAAGGGAAGTGCCGAGGACAGTGCTATGCAGGCTCTGCTTGGTAGCGAGGTTGGGCGTGCTATTCAGGACGCTCAGATGGTGGCTGATGTTCAAAACTACATCGACAAAGGCCGTCAGTTGGGGCTTACAGACCCCAAAGCACTGGCGTTCTATGCTGATATGGTCAACCAGTATGGAGCCTATCACGACACCATCAACAAGGTGGTTGTCCCAGAGGCAGTGGCCAACGGTGGCAGCCTGCAGGCTATCTACAATGCAGCTATTTCCCACCTGAGTAACTACCACAAGCGCCGCACAACTGTATTTAACGAGCTGAATGGTGCTGACTTCTCAGCGGTTCAGGGTGCCCAGGATAAAGCCACAGGTGTTGACCAGGTGCCATATGATGGCTACCTTATCCGGGCGCACAAGGACGAAACCCTGCTCACCGCCGCTGAAGGTAAAGAATGGCGTGAAAGAACATCTCCACAGGAAGATGAGTATGCCTTGGGAGCTTACAACACCCCGGATAATCTGCCCCCGATGGCCCCTCAGCAGCCCAGCCAATCGTCCTTCAATGGCGAGCTGAAAATTACCCTGGGTGGAGCTATCCAGGGCCTGACACCTGAAAACCAAAACCAGATTGTGGCCGCTCTACTCCAGCAAATCCGGGTAAGTAGTGGTAGCCCAATCCTCAGCCAACTGGGTAACGCATTACAGCGTGTACCCCACTAACCTTGCAAAGGAGGTAAGACTATGCCTGGTGATACCGGCATCATTACCTCTGGTGAAAGTGGCTTTGAAGGTGTTACCTATGTTGAGTACACAGTAAAATCTGGGGACACCCTGGAAGGAATTGCCACTGAGCACGGTATCTCAGTGGCAATTCTTATTCAGGTCAATAATCTGTCTTTGGACGAAACTGGTGGCTCAATGGTAGCTGTTGGTGACGTGTTACAAATCCCAGTTATCAACGATAAGCCTTCAACAGACACTACACCAGGAACGGGTAATGAAGGTGGAGTAGCAGCCACCCAGACAATCTTAACACGCAGCACCAAGGGTGTTACTATCGGGCACCCCTATGCCAATGTGAGTATTGCTACAGAAACAGGCATGCTCACTCTCAACCAGAACCTGGCTGTCACCTCTGATAACCTTGATGGTGACATCTTGTCATTTACCACCTCCCGTGACCTTGGTCAAGATTGCCCCACTTTCAGTATTAGGGTGGTGTACCGTCATGATTGGTATAGCATGATTGGCTCTAATGACCTGGTCATTATTTACCTGTGCCGGCCTCCAGAAAGCAAGGGAGCAATCATGTTTGGACTGGTGGATGACATTCGCCGCTCTACAGACTTCAGTACTGGCAAACCTGTACGCAGTTTTGATCTCACTGGGCGGGGCATGAACAAGGCTCTGGTCAACTTCACTGTGGGGGCTATTGCAGAGCTAGGCGGGATTGAAGCAGCCAGCGGTCTGGGCTTCATGGGTAACATGACAGACATTTTTACAGGTAAAAGCCCAGCAGCTATTATCCAGGGGGTTCTTCAGCATTACTTGACCAAGGGCTGTAATTACCAGTTTGCTGATGGCACCAACTTCTTGAGCCGTTATCAGCAGTACATCTATGAAAACCCAGATAGCATGGAGTTTTTGGAAAACAGTATGTCTTTTCTCAACTATCAGGGTACACTCTGGCAACTGTTGAAAGAAATCAAGAACGCCCCATTCAACGAGATGTACTGGGAAATCTATGATGACAAGCCCACATTCATATTCCGTCCTACTCCCTTCAATGAAGATGACTGGACAAAGCTGGAACGCATCCAAATCAAGGATATAGACATCATCAGTGAGAATGTAGGCCGCTCTGACCTGGAAACCTATGTAGTGTACTCTGTCAAGGCAACCTCATTCATTGGCAACGTGGATATTTCCGGCAATTTCCCGCTATGGTACAAGCCGTATTACTCCAAGTATGGCCTGACCCGGCTCCAAATTAACTCCAAGTTCATCGGCACAGCTGAGGAAGGGTCAAATGCAGTTATCCTCAAAAAGCAACACGATATTTTTAACTGGAACATCAAAAATAACTCCATGGAGAATGGCACCATTGTGGTCAAAGGCTCTAATCAGTACAAGATTGGTAGCCGTATCATACTGGAGAGCACTGGCATTGAATACTACGTGGAGAATGTCACCCACAACTTCACCTACCTCCAGAGCTGGACAACCACTCTGTCTGTCACCCGTGGACTTACCCCTGATAACCGCTTTACAGCTCCTTGGGGTAACGGCGTACAGATGACCCCGGCTGATGCCTCTGAAATCTATGGATATGATGTAACTGCTTACCAAGGGTATCAGGGGGCTGTTGTGGACCCCAGCGGTGTTGGCAGCAATTATGGTAGTGTGGGAGCCACCAATGTAGCTTTGACCGGGCAGCCCAACCATGACTTTGTCAATGTCGCCCTGGCTGAGCAAGGCAACTGTGAGGCTAATGGCACCCACGTCAAGTATATCAAGGCATATGATGCCTCTTGGGGAAGCGGAACACACTGGTGCGCCTGTTTCGTGTCCTGGTGTGCCCGTCAATCAGGTCTGTCTACTGACCAGGTGCCACAATACGCCAGCTGCACCACTGGTATGAGATGGTACAAAGACCACAGCCGCTTCCAGACCTCCAGAGCACACGGAGGTTCCAGCTCATATATCCCCAAGGCTGGTGATGTCATATTCTTCAACTGGGATGGTGTAAATAATGGTACTGCTGACCACACCGGCATCGTAGTAAGCTGTGATGGTACTACTATCACAACTATTGAGGGTAATACCAGTGACAGTGTAGCCAAGCGCACCTACAAAATCACTGACCCTGACGTGGTTGGATTTGGCATAATTACCCCGTAGGAGGTGTAAACATGAACCCGGAACAAGATGTAAGGCTTCAGTCATCTCTTGGTGACACGAAACCTTTTGACCGAAAAGACCAGGCAATGCTGGGTATGATTGCTATTGCCCGGATAATCAAAATTCACTATAAGCACCACACAGCTGACATCCAAATGGTTCCCAATAAGGATGTGATGGTTGGCACTACCATTAAGAATGGAATTGATGGTGTTCAACTGTCAGAGCCTAATGCTGGATGGGACGAAAAGTATGAGGTATATTATGGGAGGCTGACCCCCTACCGGGTAGGGCAGCTGGTCATCGTCATCTTTGCGGAGCAGATGAAAGACCGCCCATTCATCATCGGTACTGTACACGAGGTCAATCACAAGCATAACCCATTCCCGTTGGAGCCTTACAACCCTGCCGATGAGAAGCACATCTATGAGTCCTTGAACATTTCCCGGCTTCAAGATTACTGGTATTTCAATGGCATCAGTGAGTGGGAGCTGGTTCATCATTCTCACTCCTACCTGGTAAGCCGGGAATATGGACGCAATGACGATGGTATTGATGATGCCCGGACAGGATTCAACTGGGAAAACCTGTACCTGAAGGACAAGTACACCAAGAAAACCCTCACCCTGCCAGAAGATAAGCGGCAAAGCGTACCTATGGACTACCTCATTCACTTCGCTCAGGGCCCAGAGGATGATGCCGGATTTTTGAGGTGCTGGGTGCGCTCCAAGACCAGTGAAGTCAGGTTCACCCAAGACCTTAACGACAACAAGCTGTCTATGGTGCAGGTCAAGAAAGATGGCACCATTCATATCAGACGGCAGGTGGACAGCAGTGTTGTCGGCGGCGGCTCTAACTTCGCTGAAGTGATTATCCAAGCAGACGGCACCATCAAGGTGGAGCGGACGTCAGGCACCACTTCCAGGGTGACTATGACCCCGGATACCATCAAAGTGGAGGCCGTCAAGGTAGTCATCAACGCTGAACAGACCGTGGACATCAAAGCTCAGAAAACCACTGTACACGGTGACTTCTATACAGTGGAGGGCTTCACCTATTTGGAGGAATAACCATGCCAAAAGCAGCAAGATTATATGACACCGTTCGAGGGATAACTGGTGGGGAGCATTCAGGGCACATTCCACCTCATGCTCCTATGGTATTCACCGGGGAAATCTCTGGGAATGTATCCAGCAAAGTATTTGTCAATTATCGTCCGGCAGCCTGGGTCGCATCTATCACGACTGAGCGTGATGCGTGTTGCGGGTCAAGCAACGGGATAGTTGCCAGGGGTAGCTCCAAAGTGTTTATTCAGGGCCGCCCTGCTGCGAGGATTGACGACCCACTGGCGCCGCACTCTGGGACGGGTAAAGTCACATCAGGGAGTGAAAATGTCTTTATGGGCACTTAAAACACCAAATTGAAGGGGGTGTAAATCATGGCTGAATTCGACTTCATGGGAACGTCTGGCAACATGAACACCAGCACCAAGACCCTCAAGCGCATGGAATTTGAATTCAAGGGCCACAGCTACAAGTTCTTGCTCAACCCGGAAACCTATGAACAAACGGAGCCAGGCAAAATGACCATCACCCAAACCAAGGGCGGCGCATTCGTAGAGGCTTTTGGTGCTGGTATCATTGAGATTACCATCAGTGGCACTACAGGCTTCAAAAACCGCACCCAGCAAGCTGAGAGCGGATACCAGAAATTCAAAGAGCTGCGTAACCTCATCAAGTCAGTATATGATGACGTGGAGGATGGCAGAGAAATCAAGGATTTACTGAAGTTTTACAACTATACTGACAATGAGTATTACCTGACGTATCCAGACAAGTTTGAGCTGTCACGGAGTAAAAGTCAGCCACTGCTCTACAAGTATAACATCCACCTGTACGTCATTCGGAGGATTGGTGACCCAGAGCCAGATACAGCCACCACTGTTATCGGCAACCCCCTGGGAGTAGAAACCACCTATGATACCACAGTACAGGCTGCGGATGGTGATACCACCACAAATCCCGCAGAGTAAAGTGAGGTGAAACCACAATGCAATACACCACCAGAGATGTTAAGGCGATGAAGGCAGACGCCAAGAAAATCGCCAAGAATATGGCGCCCCTGATAGGGTGTAAAGTGGGGGAGAGTACCTGGGCACCTTTCACCGGGGTGAATGTATGTAAAGCCCTGTCAGTAGTGGGGTTGGAATGCTCCAATGTGTCCTCTGAAGTGCTCAACACTGGACTTATCCAGTATAAGTTTACCAGCGGCATCACAGTGGCAGCAGCAGACTTTTGGAGAGCGGCATTGGCCTATGACCCAATTGCCCTCAGCTCCAGCTATATCATGTATGTCAACACCATTATCCCGGTAGGTGCCGAAATCTCTGCCCGCTTGAAGTTGACTGCTGATTATTGTATCTATACAGACAGCACCATTTTTGATACGGCGTACAAGAATGACGCTATCAGGCTGACTGCTGTGTACGCAAGGATTTGTCACATTCTACTTTCCTGCTTCACGTTGAGATATTTTCTCAATGAGTATTCAAAGGACGCAACAGCAGAGCTAGATGTCATAGAAGTCAACGAGACAGTCATCAATCGGATAATCGGAAACATTGACTATGTGAAGAACATCCTGGGTCAGGATGAAACCGTGGAAATTGAATACAGAAGGTCTGTCAGCTATGCCCGGCAGCACCTCACTACTCTGCGGAAAAACCTGATGATGATACCACAGTATATCCTGCAATACATCAGCGTGTAAGGGGGTGAAACCATGGCCAAGGAAAATAAGTATGGGTATCTCACCCACACAGTCCGTATAGGAGATTCAATCCAGCGTCTGGCCATCCAGTACGGTATCAGTGACTGGCGTGAAATTGTTTTCCTCAATGGCCTGGAGTATCCATACATTGACTCTGCCTTTGTCAAGTCTGAGGAATACCAGGGCAACAATAAGGTTGCTAAAGTAGGTGACAGCATTCTGGTTCCTGCGGCATATGAATCACCAGCTATTGTCAGCTCTGATATCGGTGTCCTGGAGAAATTCACCTATGGGTGTGACCTGGACATCTATGCCTATGATGAAACCAACAAGCTGGCTGTTCGGCTGGAAGAAAAGGGTGAGCTTTCAGCAGATAAAAGTGGTGACCTGGCTATCGCAGCCGGGGTTGCCAATCTACGTCAGCGGCTGATTATCCGCTTGGGAGTGCCCAAGGGGTCATTTATCCTTCATCCTGAATTTGGCTCTGAGCTTCACAGGCTCATTGGTCTGAAGGATACCCAGCAAAACCGTACCAAAATCCAGCTGGAAGTACAACGGTGTATCCTGAGTGACCCCCTGGTGAAGGGCCTCAACGCCTTGACCACCTACAAGATAGGGAGTGGCCGCTTGGGTGTTGACGCTGGTGTGGTGCCAGTGCCTCCTTACAAGCCATTCAGGTTCACCGAAAATATCCCAATCATAGAATGAGAGGTGAGAACATATGAATTTTATCAAGAACGTCCATCAGCTGTTCACATCATTGCTCACCTGGGTGTCCTCTGGCACTGATAAGCTGACTGACTTTAACATCGGCTCTGCTATCCGTACTCTGTTGGAGTCAGTGGCCCTCCAGCTTGAGGAATTTTACTTTGACCTGGAACAGGCAATCAGGTATGCCATTGATAACGCCATCTATGATGCCTTTGGTTTTGAGCGGCAATCGGCTTCTGAGGCGAGAGGCTATGTGACAGTATCCTTCAAAGAGCCATTGACATCCCGTATTCTCATCACCAAAGGCACGATTTTTACCAATGCCCCTACGGCTCCAGCAGTGTACCAGTTTGAGGCTACTGAGGACGTGTTTGCCCCGGTTGGCTCTATCAGCGTTCTGGTTCCTGTGAAGTGTAAAACCAAGGGCCTGAATACCAACCTGGCTGCCTTTGAAATTACCACAATTTCTGCTTCCAATGGTCTGATTGACAAGGTGACCAATGAGCAAGGCTTTACTGGGGGTAAAGATGAGGAAACCAATACCCAGCGCAAAATGCGCTTCAAGGAGTATATCAGGAGCCTTCAGCGAGGCACCCGTGAGGCGATTGCCTATGGGGTGAAAACCGTTCTGGGAGTGGCTGGTGTCTGGGTGGATGACAGCTACATCGGCTTTGTCCGGGTGTACGTCCATGATGCTCATGGCAACCTTAGTAATGAGCTGAAGGCTGAAGTGGACAAAACCCTTGATGACTATCGGGCAGCGGGTATTGAGGTTGAGGTGCTGCCCATCATCAAGCGGGTCACTGATTTGAAGCTCCACATCATCTTTACGGATGATGCCGCTATTCAGGTGTACACGGAAAAGCTCCAGACGATGCTGACCGGGTATCTTAACAACTTCAGCGTGTCCAAAAACCTCTACATGTCTGACGTTATCGCTGTTATCATGGAGGGGTATAAAGACATCATCGTGAATATCAACATCGAAAAGGGACAGGACACCCAGATACAGAACAATGAGCTGGTTGTCGCCGGGGAAGTTCAGGTGACTGGGGTACATGTAACAGATTGGAAGGTGTGAGTATATGAACCTGAAAAACTCCATCTTTTACAAGAACATTATCGCCCTGTATAAACTCAACCTGAATGCCACCAACGAGGTACACCGGGTGGTCATTGATGCCCTGTTTAAGGTTTTTGTCATGACCCACGGAGACATCGACCAGGCCAAGCTCCAGATGTGCCTCCTGACGGCTACCGGGCAATGGTTGGACGTGTGGGGGGACTACTTCAATGTGCCCCGTGAACCCGATGAAGGTGACGATGTATATCGTGACCGCATCTTAGCTGAGACCATTGAGCCGAAAGTTACACTGTGGGCCTTGAAAAGGGCCTCATCCAGGTGGTTAAATAGGCATCATGAGGAAAGCTACACCCCAGAGGATATCAAGATTATTGAGCCCTGGAGGCAGTTGCTGAAACCATCCCAACGAGGCACCTTGTCTGGTGATGCCCGGCTCTGGTCTCATGACTACTGGACATATGCTGTAGTTGACATTGCTATCCCAGACGCCAGCCAGTTGTCTATTGAGTTGATTGAGTACCTCAATGAGGTAAAGGCGGCGGGTGTTAAAATCATCTGGAGCGTCAAGCCCACATGGAGCCTTATCACCACCGGGTGGAAGGACGACAAAGTGGTGACCAACTACACCTCTTTCAAGGAAATCCTGGTCAAGTCCCTTTACCGTTGCTTCATGGTATTTGAAGGCTCAGACTTCATCGGCCAAGATGATTCCTATTACACCGGCAACGTCCTGAGCGGTGATGCTACCAGGTTCCCTCTGAGTGGGCACCAGTTGATTTGGAGCAATATGGTGAAGCGGTTCTGGAATTTACCTATTGTTCAACACTCACTGCGTGACCCAATGGTGAGTAAAGTCACCCATTGGGATGACCTGGCTAAAATCCTGGGATTGTCATATGAGGAAACTCACCTGGATGACATCGTGGCATTTCAGGAAACTGAGGTGAACAACACCGCCTATGAATACTGGAAAACCTTGCTGAGAACATCACAGTGGGGCAGTCTCAGTACAGAAATCTCACATCTTTGGCCGTTTAACTACAACGCAGAGCAGACGGAGCCGGACACCCCAGTGCAATTCCCGGCGTATGACAAGCTGGAAGCCTTGGAGAGATACCTGGGGCCCATCGAGGTAGAGCACGTCAACCTGACCAACCATTGGATTAACTTGGTGCTCAATCAACGTCACCTGGAAGATAGCCCAATTCACAAGTTGGTCAAAGAAAGCGGCTGTATCATACCAGATGATGGCATCAGGAAGTTCCTGTATTATGATGCTGAATACACCTTTGCCTTGTGGATGAGCTTTAATTACCTGTTGGAACAAATCAGCAGGACTGCTGATGATACCTCTTTAGAATGGTTGGACCAGCACCGTACAGAAGTGGTTGACAAGCTACTTCTGCGGGAAGACAAAATAGACAACCTTCTGCCACCTATAAAGCAAACAACGGTCAACCTGACTAACTACCACATCAACTTCGTAAACAACACGAGAGCACACAGCGGGGCAGTCTACCAGCTGGCCCTAAACAGTGGTCACCTACTTCCCACGAGTATCACTCAAAATTACATCTACCCAGACTTTGAAAAGAGCTTTGTGGTGTGGATGTCATTTGAGCATATCGCTGCGGCTGTCGGTAAATCAGTTGATGAAATCTCCCTGGAATGGATGGATACTCACCACACGGAGGTCATCAACGCTCTAATTAAACATGAGGCACCCATTGACAATATTCTGGCCCCAACAGGTATTACCAGCAAGGCTGTTAACCTCATAGCCTTTACTCATTCGGATTGGGTACACAATTCTGATGGCTCCTATAAGCTCACCAAACAGGTAACTGAGGTGCCATTGGCTGTGTATAAGAAGGCTACCGACAAGGCATCTGCATCTAAGGTCATGGTGGACATTGAACAAGTGGGGGATACTGTAACAGTCAAGTCTGACACCACGTTCGATGGATACATTTTGACCACATAAAGAACAAGCTGACACAGTCTTATATTAAGCCAACACCAAGTAGAAAAGGAGGAACATGCAAATGGCTGTAAATACTCAGTCAGACCAGAGCCGGGAAAGATTGCCCATCGTGCCGTATTCAGGCCATTGCGGCAGGGCTTTGAGCTTTTTCGACCTGGATGAGGTGTTCTTTGCTTTGGGGCGCACTACTCCCTGGGCAGAGGATGAAACCACCAATGACAAATTCGTGCCCCCGGAGCCTGATGACATGGCCAAGGAGCTGGATGAGCTCATTGGCATGAAAGCGGCCACCAGAAAGCTCCTGGTCATGCCGGACGACAACGGTGACATTGAATACCGGGACAGCCGCTGGAAATATGTGACCAAGGAAGAAGCTATGGCCAACAACTGCCGCTGGGTACTCATTGAAACCACTATCTATTACGATGAGCTGCCCACCACTGACTACCGGCAGATTGGTGTATTCAGCCGTGTCCAGAGGGCTGAGGGCGTTGACCCCACCAAGCAGGTACTTTTGCCGGCAGAGATTGCTAACTGTGGTATCATGGAGGTGCTGGACAACCGCCATGTGGTCACCAGACAGCCTGACGTCAAGGATGTCTATCAGCTCATCATTGAATTTTAAGGAAGGAGTGAGAACATGTCTGCACCTTATTCCAAGGGGCAAGCCCCGTACTATGACCAGTACAATGCATCCAAGGGCTACTCCCAGCTGCTGTTCCGTCCTGGCCTGGGACTGCAAAACCGTGAGCTGAATGAGCTTCAGTCCATGCTTCAATACCGCATGAAGGGTATTGGTGACACCATTTTGACTGATGGCGACATCGTTGAGGGCTGCCAGCTCATCATCCCGGACACCACCACGGCTGAACGGGCCTGCACTCTGACGGGCGGCAGGATTTACCTTGATGGTGCTGTCCGGGTCATCCCGGAAACCCACTTCACCCTTCATGGTATCGGCGTTGAGACCGTGGGTGTCAAGCTGAAGACAGAGGTTATCACAGAGGTTGATGACCCTGACCTGGATGACCCCGCTGCGGGCTTTGCCAATTACCGGCAGAGTGGTGCCCACCGCCTGAAGGAAACCATTGAGGTGGTCGTCAACGATGAAACCGCCAGCAACATCTTCACGGTTCAAGACGGTCAGCTGGTCACCAGTGCCCCCAACGAGAGCGAAACGGTAATTGACCGCTTCAACAGCACTCTTGCCCGCCGCACCTTTGACGAGAGCGGCAACTATAAGGTGTGGGGGCTGGAAATGTCCCAGAAACCTGCAATGGTGCCCGACCCTGACCACCTGTTTATCTCCATGTCCGCTGGTAAAGCCTATGTCAAAGGTGTGGAAGTCATCAAACAGGCGGCCACCACCCTGACCCTTGACCGGGCCACTGATGTTCGGGCGGTGCGGAGTGAGCCCAAGGCATACAACCTAGGCACCCAGCTCTATCCCCTCAACAACACCCCTGTCCGGGAAATCACTGGCCTGACTGCTACCATCAGTATGACGATGCAGCTGACCAGAGGCTCCATTGCCAACGGCGCTGACCCTATTCCTGAGATGTATCGTCCTGCGGTGGACATCCAGAACATCATCCAGGCGGGCATCAGTAAAAACTATATCAAGGGCCGGGACTACACCCTGCAGAGTGACACCATCAACTGGGGGCTGGCCGGGGATGAACCCGCAGCTGGTGAGAGCTACACTGTCACCTTTACCTACAACCGCAGCATGGTTGAGGGTGAAGACTATGAGCTGTATTTTGATGGCAACCACTACTATATCAAGCTGCTGAAGAGCTATACAGAAGCCACCCCAGATGCCAGCGGCAACATGGTCAACGGCATTGTAAACGGCTCCACTATGTTGGTAGACTATAACTTTATGCTTCACTATGCCGCCATTGTAACCCTTGATAGTGAAGGCCACTTCCGCATCATCAAGGGACAGTCCGACATCGCTGAGACGGTGGCGCTGCCGGATGTCAATGACACCGATGTGCTGGTCATGGGCTCCATCCTGGTGGCCCCCCGGAATGATAACCTGGTCATCAACAATGAACGGAACACTCGGTTATCCATGGCAGAGCTTCAGGACATGGTGCTGCGGCTCTATAACCTGGAGTATAACACCGCCATCAGCGACCTGGACAATGAGGCTATGGCTGGTGAGGAGGCCACTATGCTGAAGGGTATCTACACTGATGGGTTCATCGGCTTCAGCAAGTGTGACCTTAACTATGATAACCACGGCATCAAGTTCACTGCAGGTCTTGACCTGGACAACGGGGAGCTGACCTTGGGTGCTCCTGGCACTATCCATGAACTGGCTGTTAAAACCCGCACTGACCTCAACCCAGCATCCTCTGCCAGGGCTTACGGCAGAATCATGCTGGGTGGCAGCACCCTGAAGGCGGTAGCCAACCAACCCTATGCCACCGGAGTGACGCTCATCAACCCATATCTGGTGTTCCCAGACAGACCTGTTATGTCCATCAACCCGTCCGTGGATAACTGGATTGACACAGAGCACATCACCCTGCACCGCAACGTAGATGGCGGCACAAGGGTGACACAGAATGTCATTCACCGTACCATTCACTCCAGTGGGCGTAACTCCAGCCGGGTGGTACAAAGCCAGACCAGCTCCACCAGCTCCAGTTCCACCAGCAGCAGCCAGGTGATTGAAAGCGCAATCCTGTATATGCGCAGCCGCACCATCACCGTTAGTGGCTCCAAGTTTGGTAGCCATCGTGGCCCCTTGGTACTGAAGTTCAACGACAACGAGGTGCCATACACTGCTACTGTCAATTGCCAGGGTGCAGATGGCAAGCTGAAGTCTGACAGTCAGGGCCGGGTGTCATGTACTTTTACAGTGCCGGCAAACACCCTCTGTGGTACTGTATCTGTGGAGTTGTATCCTGAGAATGAACCTGATTTCCGGGCACGCTGCTTCTACATTGCAAACGGCAAGAAGCGCACCACTCAGACTACTATCACCACAACTACCACGACCACCGTATTCCAGACCATTCTGGACACCTATGATGCCGACCCGCTTGCTCAGACATTTGAGTTTGACCGTGACCAGATGATTACCGCCCTGGGCCTCTACTTCTGTGTGGCTGACCCCAATCAGGACATTGTCATCCAGGTGCGTGACGTGGTCAATGGGTATCCTGGTGGGGATTGCTACGCTGAAAAAGTCATCCCGGCTGGCTCTTATCGAGGAAGTGAACTGGGGAACGGCGAAACCAGAGTGGAGTTTGACAACCCCATCTATTGCCGGGCCAACACCCAGTACTGCTTTGTGGTGATGACCGAAAGCAGCATTGCCTCCCTGTATCATGCCGACATCGGCGGGTATGACCTTCTGACCAAGGCTCAAGTGTTGAAAAATCCGTATATCCCTGGTATGATGTTCAGCTCCAGTAATGCCAAGGCGTGGACTGCCCATCAGAGCCAAAATTTGAAATTCAACATCTATGGCAACGCCTTTGCTGATAGGTCTTATGCCTACTTTGACGCCATCAACATGGTGCGGTATGACCGGGTATGCCTGTTGGCTGACACTGAAATCCCGGTGGACTGTGACCTCACCTGGGAGTACAGCCGGGATGCTGGTATAACTTGGCTGCCTTTAAGCATCAACCAGGACATTGAGGTTCCCACACCCATTACCTCCATGCTTATCCGGGCGTGCTTTAAGTCCAACGGCAGCGTGTCCCCGGCGTTGGCTCTGGATAGCCTGGGCCTGATTGGCTACTTGAATGACGTGTCCAGTGAATATATCATGCGGAATGTCATCACTGATGAGGGCTTTACCCACATCAAGCAGGTGGTTGACATCTATGCCCCAACCGGCACTATGGTAAACGTATATTACAGTACAGATAACGTCACCTGGTTGTCTGCGACCCAAACGGCATCCAAGCTGAAAGACACACAGGGATTTATCCAGTACACCTTCGAGGCCACTATCAACGAGGCCACCAACTACCGGGCCAGAATTTCTCTGACCACCAACAACCCCTGCATCCGTCCCCGTGTCCGTAACTTTATGAACATCCTGACCTAAGAGGCAATCCACTATGAGACCCAAACGTGTATGTCGTGTAGACCCTAAAACAGGTGCGCTCTTGTTCTCTGCTGACCCTGAAGAAACAGCACTTCAGGGCCTGCAGAGGCAGGTCAAAGCCCTGGAGGTCACTGTATCTGAGTTGTCTAAAGAAGTGAAGCAGCTCAAAGAAATCTTAATGAATGGAGGAAAGCCTGATGCCTGAGACCAGAAGCACCCCAACTGAATTGGAAAAGTTCAGTATGGGTGAACCGCTGTCTGCCTTTAACACCAAGCTCAATAGCATGGTAGACAGGGTGAACAGCCAGCAGACTACTATGGGCAACCATGGGGATATGCTCAATGAGATTAACACCCAGGTGTTGCCCAAGATGAAGAAAAAGCCCTACTTTTTCCCTGTAACCCCTGACATGGTCGCTTGCGACTATCTCCAGAACGGTGACGCCGCCTTTGTCATCGGCAAGGCAGCTATTGATGACGGCAAAATGAGGTTTTACCGCATCAAGACCAAGGCCAGTGAAACGGTGGATGGTGATAAGATTATTGCCATCACTGGCTCTGGGGCGGCCAACCTCATCGCCATCTACGCCCCGGAGGAATTGGCTGGTGGCCTGAGTGATGACATACAGTCCATCAACACTCAGCTGACCAACCTGAAGGACAGAGTGAAATTGCAGGCCATCGCTATCCCAGCCAATGCCAGCTTTACCGCCACCAAGGCCCTGAAGGGTATCACCCGCAACTACTACAAGCTGACGGTGTCTGCCAACCCCGCTATCACAACCAATACCAGGGCCATCATTCTCTTTGATGCCTCTATGTACCCCGATGATGAACTGTCTGAAGTGCGCCCTATTGTGGCCAACATGCTGGCGGCTATGACTGTGGCTGGGGGCATTGAGTTCTATGCCAATAAAGCACTGGACTTGAAGGGCCACCCCCTTCACTTTGCTTTGTGGACATTCTTCAACTAATCAACAGGAGGTAAAATCATGGAAGCACTGCTCATTACCAACGCTGGCGGGGGCGCAGAAGCGTCTCTGCCGGCAAACCAGTCGCAGTTCAAAATCAAGGTAACATCCTTTGATGGCGCTGGGCTAAATGGACTGAAAGTCACGTTTACCCCAGCGGCTGGAGCGGCTACGGAGGCCAACACTGATGCCAACGGCAAGTTGTCGGTGATTCTGGCCCCTGGCACCTACACCATTGCGATTGATGCCCCCTCCAACTATGAGAAACCCGCCAGCCAGACTATCACTGCGGAGGGCGGCACTGCCTATGATGTGGCGTTCCATATGTACAACAACGTCAACCCCGTGACTGTGCGGCTGTACTCCTTTGATAACGCTGGCATCAACGGATGTACCCTGACCGTCAAGCAGAAGGGCACCAGCACGGTGGTTAACACCTACACCTTCAATAATACCGGCATTCTCAATTTCAACCTGGCGTCTGGCTCCTATGACTTTGTCATCAGTGGCAACAGCTCCAGGTATGTGACCCCGGCTGCCCAAAGCAAGACACTGTCCCGTGGGGCCTCTACCACTATTGACTTCACGCTGGTCACCAACGTGGGCACAGTCAACGTGACAGTGACCTCCTTTAACAACGCTGGTATCAGCGGCACTAAGCTGACTATCAAGAATGGCAGCACTACAGTGGGCACCAAGACGTTCTCCAACAACAGCGACACCACATACAGCATTGACCTCAACCCTGGCACCTATACGGTCAGCCTGTCGGGTATCCAACAGGGATATGATGCTGTGGAGGATAAGACCGTGACGGTGACCAGGGGTGGCACCCATAACGTATCCATATTTATCCCGGAGCGCAGTGTGGTCACCTACGGCGTGCGCATCATGAAAAACCAGGTAGCCCCAGGCAACCCAATGTACACTGATGATGCCTCTGGTCTCAGCGCCTCTACTATGTCCACCTCTGGAGCCTTTACGGACAA